AAGTTGCTGAGAATGTTGGAACTTTAGAACCTGCAGCAGCACTACCACCACCTTTCATTCCAGACGATTGTACTATTGGTGGTAGAGTTACAACATTTTGAGAACCATCTCTTGTCAATGGTTTTATCTGTGGAATATTCTTTGTCCTGTAACCAAGTTTAGCTGCATTTGAGTCACTGTCAGTCATTGCAACTAATTTATCAATGAGAGAAGTTCCAAGACGATTTACAGTATTAACAGGAAGAACATACTCTCCAGGTTGAGCGAAAATGGCTTGTCTATCTGCTGTTGCTCCACGAATATCCATTCCAGTATTCTCTTTAATCAATCCACCACCCATACGCTGCATAGGTCTAGGACCTTTATATCCAGGTGCATTATAATATGCATTAGGTCCAGTAAGTTGACTATATGATGATGTTCCTTCCGGAAATAACATATCACTGATGACAGGAGCATTTAATAATCCACTGCCACGGGAAAGCGTTCTTCCAAATCCCATGCCAGTTCTCTGTGCTACTCCACTTGTTAACTGAGAACGAAGTCTATTTGCAAGAGGACTATTTGAATACCTACCAGAAAGTAATCTATCTGCCAAAACCTTTCCCTTATCAAATGTAGACGGATTTACAACAGATTGTGGTTCAATAATGTTTATACCTCTTGCACCTCCAGGAACTATTGTCTTAACTACACCACCAGGAACTTGAGTTCCACCCAGAGACCCTGCAGAACCAGCATATCGTTGAGCTCCTTTTAACGTAGGTGCAGAGTATGCACCTCTACCAAGTATTTGTGGTTTCCATCCTCCAAGTCTAAACTTATCACCCCCCATAATGGCTTCAAATCCCTGTTTTGCCATACCAGTAAATCCAGCCTGGACTCCTCTTGTACTGAGTCCTCTAGGTCTATTGAATAGACTCATCAACCCACCAACGATTCCCCCAGTATTAAAGAATCTACCAAACTTAGGTTGGTTAGCACCTGAACCACCATAATGTCTGTTTAGACTTAAAAATGTATCCGCACCAACAGCATCTACAGTTTTCTTATTAATAACAACCTCTCCAGGCATTGCTGCAATCAATTGAGTATCAGGACCAAATCCGGATATTCTTTGACCCGTGTTATTGTCTATACCGGAATATCCATTCATCACAGAACCACCACGGGCAGCACCCTGAAGGAGTCCGTAAGGTGTTGTTGGACCCATATTACCAACACTAGGAACCTTATCGGTCATAGTGTCAGTCCCCTGAGCACCTAAACCTTTTCCAGTCTGTGCCCGTGCTTTATTTTCTGCTTGAACTCCTGCTGCCTTTCTTTGCCCGGTAACTTCATTAGCAGCAGCTGCTAAACCAATTGCTGCGGCAGGAACAGCAACCCAAGGATTAAGTAAAACTTTACTGAGACCTTTTATTGCCCCAGCAATCTTGGGTATTGCACCAACTAGTTTGCCAGTTAAACCACCAACGATTCCAAGTATTCCTCTTACAAATTTACCAAATGGTGTGAAAAATAAAACAAAAGCACCAAGTAAAGAAGGCCACCAATCCTTTACAAATCTCTTTAAAGTTTCTACTTTATTTTTATTTTTTGGGTCTTGAAACCATTTTACTAATTGCGTAAATGCATTACCAAGTAATGTGAAGAATAGGAATCTCCACACACGGTCAATAATTCCTTGAAATGGAGAAATAAATTTCTTTACCGCATCAGATACGGCAGACATTCCTTTCTTAACAGTCTCTAGTCCAGCCTCTCTTTTTGACCTTTTATTTGCCTCAGCGTCTCTCCTTTCTTGGTCGGCACTATCTTCTTTAAAATCTAAGAAAGAAACTAATACTTTCTTAATAGAATCTAGAGGTCCCTGAAGAGGTGCCAAATTTGCAGGTTGAATTTGTGAAGATTGGACTCCGCCTGCAGGTGCAATTAAAGGAGTTGATAATGGTTGTACTGCTGGTTTTAAAAACTTAGTCGTCGCTATCTTATTTGCGTTTATCTTCTGACTCTTTGGTTTAAATCTACCCTTCTTACCTCTTATTCTTTTTCTTTCATTTGCAAGTAAAGCAAGTTCTTCTGGTGGCAATCTTTTTGCACCAGACACCATCGCTTCTCTAATGAGAGTATAATAGGTATCATAATCAATGTCATATGTATAGTTAAGACCCAGTAGCCTTAGAATTCTTTCATCGATTTTTTCGGATACTGAGTTCATTTATCGCTAGCGTTGTCTTTGTTTAAATTCTTCTTCTTCGAGATGATTCTTTAATAGTCCAACATAAACGTCCCTTTCCCAAGGAATCATATTTTCAATCTCCGTTAATGAATATTTATGGAACTGAATGAGAGAAAAATTTAATTTAAAATAATTCTCTAAGTCCATATGGGACATTCCTATGCGAAAAAACTTGATAACCCTTCAAGAACAACTTCACTTTCAACTTCGGTATTTGGATTTGTAACTTTAATCTTATGAGAAAGTTTTGGCATCGTCTCAAAGAACTGTTCGATTTCTTTAAATTGAACCGAATTCATTTGGTCTAGAAATTCTAACAGTTCTTTCTTAGTAACATCAGCAGCAACCCATACATCATCCTCTGTATAAATTTTATCAATACAAGAAGATATCAATTCAAAAGACTGGTCCATAGTATTGTCTGAGGACAAATCAAAATTACTCTTAATAAACTGGTCTAGTGATGGATACTTCATTTCCATCATAATAGAGTCATCAAGTTTTATTTTATTATTATGTTCGGGAACTCTTAAAACTTGAATATCATCTACAGAAATTTTTACAGGAACTACTGTCTCTTCATCATCAGGACAAATAACATTTACTTCAATCTCTTCCCCGACAGATTTACCTCGGATGTTAAGGAAAAGATATTCAATGTCAAAGGTTGGAAGAGACTCTACTTTGACGTTTTTTGTTTCAATACAATTCTTAATAACAGTTTTAATTGCTGTAGTAATTTGCTTGGTATCTTCAGACTCTAAAGCAAGAACTAAAAGTTTTTCCTCTCTTACAAGAAAAGGTCTATACTTAATTTTTTGTCTTGTGGATGGCAACTCAAGTTCATAAGTTGGCGTAGAAATCTTAGGTAAAGGCATAATGTCCTATAGAAACTTCAGTGTGATTATTTATTGCTTCTCTCAAATACTTAAAAAAGAGGATTATTTTGCTGTCTTACAATAAAGTCTTCGAGGAGACCTCTTCGAAGTTCATTTGCCTGTTCTCCCGGCAATCCAGGTCCATAATATTCTGGTTTTTTTGGAACCCCTGGTGGCGTTGATGGAGTTGGTTCAGACTCTGGTGCATATGCTCGTGATGCAAGAATATATCTATTAAAAGTGAAAGAGACGGTACATTTAAGCAACTGAGATGAATCATAAGAAACTGGCATTGAGGCAACGCTTACTGGATAAGCCTTAACGAAGGTATAATTTAAATAATTTCCATTGAAATCCCTTTCAAACTTATTAATAAAAATTTCAGTTCTATATCCATTATCTCCATCAGGATATCCAACTCTATAATTATAATTTCCATCTGCTGCAGTAGAAGTTTCTCCCATTGCATATCTCATCCACCCCTCAAAAAAATTAATCACATTATATCCACTATTCAATACTCCACCATCAACATAAAAAGTAAAATCTACAGTATTATCATATTGCCTACGATATCCTAGTCTTTCAGTGACTCCAGTATAATCATCATTAATTTCATTTGTAATGATAGATGACCCAGGAAGAGATGCTTCGGTACAAGATATTGAAATAAAATCATCATTATAATTTGTCACCGCCCTAACAGATGTTGGTGGATTAAACCAACACTGAAAATGTGAAGTCAGTGAAGGTCTCAATAAAAATGATTTTATTTGAAGCGCACTTTTGTAATTCTTTGGTGGTGGAGCACCACCAGGATTAGATGTGACACGACTACCTGTTCCCGGACTTTTTCCTGTACCAGAAGTTTGAATGCTGGGAGCAGGAATTACAGGAACTCCAGAAGCTGGTGTTGGATTATATGGTCTCGCATTTTGTTCATTCTCAAAATCATAGATAGGGGGTCTATTTATAGTCATCTATAAATATTTTTACTGATATATTATGTATGATAGCAAATGGCAGAAAGTATTAAAAGCATCTATAAACCATCCTATCCCGAAAAATATAAAGGAAACCCAAATAATATTATATGTCGAAGTAGTTGGGAGAGAAAGTTTTGTTATTACTGCGACCACAATCCAAGTATAATTTCTTGGGCGTCTGAAGAATTTTGTATTTCTTATGTGTCTCCCGTGGATGGTAGAGTGCATCGATACTTTCCAGATTACCTTATCAAAGTTCAAGAGTCTTCGGGTAAGATTAAAACTTATGTGATTGAAGTGAAACCAAAGAAACAAACAATTCCACCAAAGCAAAGGTCTAGAGTAACGAAATCATATCTGTATGAATGCAAAACCTATGCAGTAAATCAAGCAAAATGGAAAGCAGCAAAAGAATGGTGTGCGGATAGGATGCTAGAGTTTAAAGTCATTACCGAAGAGGAGTTATTTAATTAATGGCAAAAGGTTTCGGTCAATATGCTAATGTTCCTCAAAGAATGAGAGAACTCAAAAAGAAAATTGATGATGCTGGAACCAATGACCCAGAAGATTTAATGCTGATTATTATGGATACTTTGAAAGAGGAAGTATTATATCCAGAGCCAGGAAAGTTTTATACCTTTATATACAATCCAAAGACACCAAATATCGAATACGACCAACATCCACTGATTGCTTGCACTTCACTAGAAAGATGGGGATTCAAAGCAATCAATTTTCATTGGAGAGAAGGTAGGCAATATACTTGGGAAGAAGTTGCAGGAAAACTTCACGTTGTAAAGTATGAAGAACTTGATGAGATGCTATCAATACCTTATGCAAAATTCCGTCTAAATAAATAAAAAACTCCTATAAATGTCTCATACTCTACAAAAAATTGAGATAACTAATCCTCTTGTAAGTGAGGAGGAGTTCTGATGGCAAACCAAACATCTTTCAACTATGGTATGAAATTGGGTGGTAAAATGCTTCCCGGAAGAATATTAATAGATTATAACAATGGTAATGCTGAATGGTTTAGATTAGGTACATCATTTCCAACTTTTAGTTCATCAAAAGATACAGGTGGTTCTGGAAAGTGGGGATGGACGCCTTCAGCAAGCGATTCCATTTCAAATTTAAGAAAAGACTTGCCTGTAGGGTTAGACTACAACTCAGATGACGCTTTACTAAAAGATTTTTATACTGGAAATTCAATCGCTGGATTGAATAATGAAAGAGCATATGCATTCAATAAAAATGCACCTGTTACCGGAAGAAATCTTGCAGTTCCAGGAGTAAGAAGTACATCAGGAACTCCAGGAGCTCAACCACCACAACCATCAGACCCAGCACCTACTGCACCTAGCCCATCGTCAACACCATCTCCAGATGGACCATCCAGCACTCCAGTAAGTACAGGAGTAAAACCTACAGTAGCACAAAATCAAAACACAAGTATGATTGCGGTTTATCCACTAGGTATGGATAAAGATGATAAGGTAACCGCTCAAGATAGAATTAAATTTACTGCACTAGAATATATTGCAAGCGGAAATCTTTCAACTACATCTATACAAAGTAGAGATAGAACATCAAATCTAGAAGGAAAAAAACCTTTAGGACATGTATTTTTACCAGTTCAGGCATCAATCACTGATGCAAATTCTGTAGATTGGCAAGGTACAAGTTTAAATGCAATAGAAAGAAAAGCCGTCAATCTTTCAACTGGTTTGATGAATGCTGCAGATGCAAATGCTGCAGGACAATTACTTGGTACAAAACTGGGAGAAGCAACAGGAGATGTCATTAAAAACGCCAATGCGGTTAAAGTTGCTCTTGCTGGAGAAGCAGTTAGTATACAAAATCTCCTTGGAAGATTTGGTTCTGTACTAAACCCAAACTTAGAACTTCTTTTCACAGGTCCACAATTAAGACCTTTTGATTTCAGATTTCAGATGTCTGCAAGAGAACAAAAGGAAGCGGAAAATATAAAAAGAATTATCAATTTCTTTAAAAAAAATATGGCACCAAGAACAACTAAAGATAATATATTTTTAACTGCACCAAATACATTTCTTATTGAATATAAGTACAAAGGTAAAGAAACAGAACATCCAGGTATCAACAAAATCAAAGAGTGTGCTCTTCTTAATTGCTCCGTTGATTATACACCTCTCGGAACTTATATGACTTATGATGATGGAACTATGGTTTCTTATAGTATGACATTATCATTCCAAGAACTAGAACCAATTTATGATAAGGATTATGATGGAAAGCATTCAATAGGTTACTAATATGGCAAATCATTACTTTAAAAACGTACCAAATTTTGAGTACATAAACAGGGACATAAACAACCAAGAAATTTCAAATTATGTTCCTGTAAAAAATATATTCAGAAGAGCAAAATTACGTGAGGATATTTTTCAAAACTTATCCTTTTTTGAGAAGTATGAAATTCAAGGCGATGAAAGGCCAGATAATGTTGCTTTTAAATTCTATGGAGACTCAACCTTAGATTGGGTTGTTCTACTTTCTAATAATATCTTAAACGTCCAGACTGAATGGCCTCTTTCACAAAATACTTTTGATAAAGTAATGTTAGAAAGATATGAAACATATGATAATTTTTATAATGGAGTGCATCATTACGAAACAATAGAGACAAGAGACTCTTTGAATAATGTTATTCTTCCCGGTGGCATTCAAATGAAAAATACCTGGAGAACAAATGGAAACTTCATTGAAATGAGTAATTCAAAAATTTCTCAGGTGTTTTCTGGAAATGGAATTACTCCAACGGATACGGCAACAATAACATTAAAAACTGGACTTCAAGGTTTAACTGTAGGTTCAGAAGTACTAGTTAATAATATATCAGAATCAATCTATAATGGAAGATATGAAGTTACTTCTATTAGTCTTGATGCATCATCCAATCTAACAATATCCTTCACATATGCTTTACCATCTGTTCCTTCTGTGGCTTCACCAGTTCTAAGCACAAGTGGTGCTGAAGAAGTTTTATTTGCTGGTGGTTTATCTGGAAACTCATACTACTATGAATACTTTGACTCAAATCTTGGGTATTATGTAACTCTAACCTCATCAACAATTTTAAATCCAATTACAAACTTTGAATATGAGTTAGGTGTAGAAAACAAAAAGAGAAATATTTTTATATTAAAACCAGCATATCTAAATGTAATGTTTAATGACCTTGCTGAAATTATGCCATATAAAAAGGGTAGCACTCAGTACTTGAGCGATACCCTTAAGAGAGGAGATAATTCTAGACTTTACGAATAATCAATCTTCAGCAAGACGCTGGAAGTAAGAGAGAGCATCATCTTCATCATCATCCTGAGTAATTTTAGGAAGTGAAGGAGACTTTGAGCGAACATAAGACTGTTCCAATTCTTCCATAACTTTATCCTCACGAGTAGGAGTGGAAGAATAAGATTCAAACTCATCTTCTTGTTCGACTACAGCACGAGACTGAACTGGAGTATTAGTCTGGCTCAGACCGAGAACATAGTTCATACGAGTCTCAAGTTCTTTATAAGTCTTAAACTGATCGGGAGCAGTGATAGCAGAAAGAGAATATTCTTTCTTCCAAATTGCTTCAAGTGCATCGTCATCATCAAGGAGAGGAGCAACACGATCAAACTCAGACTTGTCGTAGTTCCAATAACCATCCTTCTTCACAATCTTCAGTTTGAAGTTTGCACCAGCCCAGAAATCAAAGGGATTGATGGGTTCTTCATCTTCAAATTCTGGTTGCATTGCATTCAGAATCTTATCAAAGATTTTCTTACCATACTTAAACAGAAATACCTTACCTTCATTTTGAGGATTAGCGGGATCCTTAATTACGTAAATGTTAGAGTAGTAGGACAGTTTACGCTTTTGCTTACGGACAGTATCCTTATCTTTGTCACTACCACTGTTCCAAAGACCACGATTATACTCCGAAACGGGATCTTTTTGACCTAGAGTTGTCAGGGAGTTTTCAATATACCAACCACCTGTACCTTGAAATGCATGTGAATACATTTTGATCCAAGGAAGTTCCTCACCATCAGGGGCAGGAAGAAAGCGGATAACTGCAGAACCTACTCCAGTCTTATCCATCTCCGGTTTCCAGAGACGATCATCGGCTCCACTGGAAGTAGTACTCATCTTTTCTACTTGCTTTACCAACTTTTCAGTCAGAGAACCAAGAGAAGATTGCTTTTTAAGATTTGCGAAATTAGACATGTGTACCTCGTATTGTTTGAGATTTGGCCTTTGTGTACTTCGTTATTCTACAGGTCTGAACCCGTTTTGTCAATCTGCTGCTTCATTATCTCAAGCATCTTTGACATGTTGCCAAGAATAATATTCATATCTGTGCCAGGAGGCATTCCCATCATAATGGCAGAACTAATAATGCGTTCTTTCATTTCTTTTGCCTCAGGATCATCAGATAAACTCATTCTTGTATAAAGAACTTTTTGTTTATCTAAAAGAGTTTCAAGAACTTCAACATGCTCTAGTTTTTCACTTTTAGTCATTGTTGGAAACTTAAAGATGTTGTTATAAATTTGTTCTTGAAGTTCTGCAATTTCAGTCATCTCTGCGCGGACAACTTCGGAACTAAAGAAACTCATTGATCCTCCAGGATAATTTCTTTTAAGATTCGCCTAAAACGAAATACGTCAATATTTAGGAATGGATTATATTTTTTAATCCTCCTGCTGACGGTTTGCCACACTGGGTCTTGAAGTTTCTTATCAAACTTATTCCCGTACAGGAATATTCGGTCATAGATCACCATGGTTTCCAGGCTAATCTTCCCGCTCAGGAACTTTTTTAGAAGAGGTGGATGCCCCTTAGAACACTTAAAAACATCCTCGAATTTATTTTCTTCAAATAAAGATTGACTTTCTTCCTTAAAGACATACGAAAGTGATTGAACTTTCTTTTGCCAGTTTTGATATCTTTCTTCTCCTTCTTTAATCATTTCACCAATCCAAAGTGTTTCTGGATCAGGACAAGATACAAAATTGGCAACGAAGAAATCAACTACTTCTTGATCTGTTTTTTGTCTTGCAATTTTCTCAAACCACATTCTATCTTTTCTTTTGTAAAAAGATTGAATAGTTGCTCTTGATTTACCACAATACTTAAAGTAATCATAACTGTCTTTTGTAAAATGATTTTTCAAAGACAGATAACATTTATATGAATCAAATGGCATCATTAAAAAACTAATTTAGCGCGTGATGTTTTCTTGAGAAAATTAAGTTCCATTGCTTCATACTTAATCTTTTCCTTCAAAGGTTTTGAAATAAGTTTAGGAACTGATTCTAAATCAATGTTGTTTTGTTCGCAGAAATAGATAATCGCATCAATGTAATTCATCTCGACGTTTACCTGTACGAGACTTTCAATCTCCTGAGCGAAACGTGACGGACAAAAGAATTTACTTTCTAATACTTTCTCTAATTCATTCTCCATCTGACCTAATATTGTGATGTACAAATTCTTTGATATAACGAACTAATAGTCTAATATAATCGTCTTTATTCCTTTTGTCAAATACTTTTACCTCACCACCAGGAGTAACCATGAGTGTGATAAGTTTTTTAACAACTTTTCCAGTAAGTTCGTAATATGCTGCAGCGTAGAATGTTTCCTGTACGAAGTAGTTTTCAATCCACTCCTCTGGTTTAATTTTGTCTGACGTTTTAAAGTCAATAACTGCTAACTCTCCCTCATACTCGGCAATACAATCAACTCGTCCAGCAAGTCCAAGATATTCCGAATAAAGAGTTCTTTCAATTGCATGAATATTATTTATCTTATCTAGATAAGGTTTTGCATGATGAAACATGTGTTTTGTCAGGACTTGATAATTATCCCAAACAAGTTCTTTATTTTCTAAGTAGTCCTGACAAACTTGGTGAAAATCAGTTCCCCTAGCAGTGGCTCTTTTAGTAATACGATTTGCTTCTTCAAGTCCAACACGTTGTCTCCACTTTGCAAAAATTTGGCGATTATAAAACGAAGTAACAGAAGTAATAGAAGGCACCCAGTTTCCATTAGGTAAATTATAGAGACGGATGCTTTCTGTTGTTTTACACTCTAACTCAATGTCACCCAAATAATTATGATGAATAAAACTCATACACCAACTTCCATTTTTGCGAGAATATATTCTTTAACGAATCCACTACGAACAATGTCATCAACACCAAACTCAATAATATCAATTGAAGGCATGAGACGAAGAACCTTCATAAAATCAACAATACCATTCCTTTCGTTTGTTTTAATCAAATCGGATTGAGTAGCATCTCCACAGAACATAATCTTAGAGTTCTCACCAACACGAGTAATGATACTATCGAGTTCATGATAGTTTAGATTTTGAAATTCATCTACAATAATGATTGCATTGTCCAGAGTAGTTCCGCGAATAAAAGAAGTGCTCCAAAAACTAATCGTTCCCTGAGTTTTGAGGTTTCCATAGAGCATTTCAAAATCTGCATCTGTTGGCAGTTGGAACATGTACTTTACCATATTCTTATAGGGAATTTGATAAAGTGATGACTTGTCCTCATGATCACCAGGAAGAAAACCAATTTCACGGGTAGCGACAAGAGACCTAACGATATAAATTTTTTCAAAAGGGGTTCTTTCATCAAGAACATCTTGAAGTGCATTATAAAGAGTAATAAACGTTTTACCAGTACCCGCACACCCATAAGCAACTATATGCTGACCTTTTTCATATGCTTCATATAAAAGTTTTTGATTATCTGTGAGAGGTTCTATATCCCTCATTAAATCGGAATTAATTGGCTTCCTGCGCTTCATTTGCTTTGCAGTCATTCCAACACCAATAGGTTGATCGTCTACTCTTTTTCTTCTTGCCATAAAAAAATTAAATTGGTTTTACTGTTGAACCTGGGACTTTTGATGCTTTGTGGAGAACGTCATTCCACCCTGGATGAGATTTTTTAAGTCTATCATAAACCTCACCCACTTCTCCAGATGAGGGACAAGTAGATGGATCAGACCAATCTCTTTCCCACTCTGGATTATCTTGTTTCCATTTGTCCCAATCATAAACACTAAGAACAACTTCTTTTTGTTCTCCTGTGTCTTTATTAATAACAGGATAAGTCGCCAAATTTATTCCTCCATTGTATGTAAGGATATTTATTCAATAATCACTGAGGGGGGATCAATACACTCAGTACACCCATCACGAGACCAACCAAGTGCTTCAGATACTGCAGGGAACTGACAAGTAAAAATACAACGAACTAGTTCTGCAATCTCCATATGTTCCTTCTGTGTACCGTGAGATGAACGAAGATCAATATAATGAATCCATGACCTTACAGAGCCAGTCATATAGAGTCTTGTGGGCGTCGCTAAGGGCAGTACAAACCTAGCACACTCCTTTGCCACTCCCTTATCCAGAAGGCGGTTGTAGAGGCGTAGAGCACTCTCAAAATGAACGCGAATGTCCTCAAGCAAAGTCAGTTTGAGATAATCAGGAATATCATCGATTGAGTTCTGACGATTCTTTGTATCCTGACGACGCAGTTCTGGAAGAGGAATAGTATTATTCAGAAGATTGGCATCAGCATACCGTTGTGAAAATTCTTGAAATGTAAACGAACGGTGTCGAAGGATTTGAGCCGCAATGCCTCTTGTGGTATTAATCTCAACTGTCATACTGGCTTGTTCGAAGATACTCCAGTGCTGATGTTGAATGCAATACTTAAGTAGTCCAGAGAACTTTTCATTCTCTTGATTTGCAGGGTTACTTACGCGAGCACAGTATGCCATATGCTTTTCTGCGTCAGGAGTAACACTGATTAGTTTTACTTCTGGTTTCATAAACTCAAAATCATCGAACATCGTATTCATCTTCCTCGTCATAAAATACTTCGTCGTAATCGTTTAAAAAAGTCTTAATCTCCTCATACTGAAGATCTTTAGTTTTAGGTTCAATCTCTGACTTTAGACATTCTACCAGAGACTCAAGGTTTCTGACAATTAACCTAAGTTTTTCTCTATCCATTTTTATCAACCTCGACAAAGGTAATTATACATAAAAAAAGAGAGGGAGTCAAGTCCCTCTCTTAAAATATTTACTTACTCAACAACAAAATTTCAAAATAGATTAAAAAAATAAATGCTGTTGATGCACCAGTAATAGCAGCAATCGTAGCAATCATTTTCCTGCTCCTGCATTTGCAAGGAGTGCTTGATGACGACGTTGTTCTTTTTGCTTCTGCTCTTTAATGAGTTGAAGTACATTGAGTTTTTTCATTTGTGCCCCTCCTTTACAAACTTAACACCACGATAGGTTTCGTCGTACTGTTGGGGTTGCTGCATCATTTGTTGTTGATACTCAAGACGCTTTTGGGTGTCATACTCAACACCGCGATATACTACTTTAGACATTAGGGTTCTCCTTAATGGTTTAGGTTAAAGAGCGTTCCTTCAGTCGGCGTTTGCGTTCGCTATTTGCGAATAGCGAATGAACGTTCCGTTCCGCGTCGGCTTACTTCCGTCCCAGAGGGATGAACGTAAGGTCATTATAGACCTGTTAGTATAGTTATGCAAAAACTTCTGTAACTTTTGTTACCGTTCTATGTAACTTAAGGTGTGATTTTGCGCGTAAAGTTGATGAATAATCATATCACATCCAATTTTTGGATTACAATCGCCACATGTATATACATCTACTGCTGCCTTACCTTCTTCAGGCCAAGTATGAATACTGATGTGACTTTCCGACAACAAACAAATTACAGTGACACCTTGTGGATCAAACTTTTTAGAGATAGTCTGAACCACAGTAGCACCACTTGCAATTGCTGCATTTTCTAGTAAATCTATAAGACAACGTTCATCATCTAAAAGGACAAACGAACATCCGTATAAGTTAAGTAGATAATGTTTGCCCATCGTCAAGTCCCACTTCTAATTCGTCCAACAATGAACTTATGATAGTCTCAGTACCATCCATTGTCTTAATTTTATATAATGATGAATTTCTATATTTCTTTAATTTTTTATATTTTTTTAGAAGTTTAGTTACTTCATCATCATTGATTATAACTACTGCTTTGCCATTTTTTGCTCTTTCGGCACCAAATCCTGCACTCATTTCCTTTTCTTTTTCTCCGGTTGCTTAATACCCCACAATTTTGGATTAGTTCTACCATATCCAAAATCAATTTTTCTAACTACATCAGGACCATACTTATCATAGTACATATCAAAAATACGTACTCTTGTTCCTCTTACGAGATCAATATATTCTTTATCTTCAAAATTATACCAAATCAAATATGCATCATTAGGAAGTGATGAATCTTTTACTTTTTCTATAGTAGTTTTTTCGAAAAGAATTTCGCACCCATATTCATGCGGCAGAACTTTACTAATTTTATTTTTGTTTTCTGCCATCTCCTTCTTTTCCCCTACAGCTACTGTCATGAACGCCCACCCCACTGAATATCGGGATATGCTTCTTTTACATTTTCAAAAGATATCTTATATTTATCCGTAAGTTTCTTATCCTTTGTAAGAATCAATAGTTCTGCTTCTTTTGGATGAAGACCTTGCAGTAAATTGATAAACATCATTTCTCTACGGATGGTAGTTAAAGAATCATTACCACCCTTTAAATAATGATAAAGATTCTGATACTCTCTTCGAAGAGAAGTTTTTCCTCTACCATCAAGATCTTGACCTGTAGCAGATTCTCCACCTAGAGATTCTCTCCTCAGATTTTCAGATAGGGTTCCTGAGTAAACAGATTGTTCTTCCGCATTAGCATACGGAACTTCTCCTTCAGGAAGAAGTGAAATTACGGATTCATCAAAGTTCCAAATAAAAATGGCTTTCAGTGAATCATGTTCGTATGTTTTAAGAACTTCAACTTTCTTTGCATTAGACTTTTGTTTAGATGCAAGTTCTAATACTTCAAATACAAAAGGATTTGTTGGAAGAGTTTCAATCGGTTTCTCAGTCGTCGTTCTCTTCGATTTCGTCGTCGTAGTCATAATCGTAATCGCTATTTTCAAATCGTACAGATACTATTTCGTCAGGTATCACCTGGCCATTTTCATCAAAGAACTCTGGATGTAAATATGGAGGTCTTGACTCTAGTAAATGTCTATAAGTTAACCAACCAATTATACCTCCTACCATAAAAAAGAGCAATGTGAACATCGTAACAAATGTTATTACATATGCTGTTTCCATTTTCCTTCTCCAGAGAGTTTATTTTTTTCTAACATCAAAGTGAAATTCTATAAAGAAATGAAACTCTCTTCGAAAGAGAGAAATCATTTTACCAAACTTCACTTGAAAAGTCTTTGGCGTTAATGATTTCCTCCTCCTATTGCGTAGTAATAATTCAATGCCTCTGTTAATTTGAGGTCCTGACTTATTTAGTTTCCTTTTTTCTTCTTCCTGGTCGTTTATCATGATTATATCTCCAGGCATCCTCAAGAATACCGTATAGGTAATTTCTTATTTTTCTTGCTTGGGGTTTTGGAATATGACCGTACCCCTCCCTAAGTTGTTTATGAATCTCATCAGACCCACCCTCAAGATAATCATCCAAGTCCATCACAAGATTATTGATTTCATGAGCTGTAGAACTTTCAATAAATTCTCCAACCTCAACTCTCTTTGTTCCACGAACTTTTAGATAGTCGTAAAATTTTAAGACAAATTGACCGTTAAAAGCATAATCAATAGCCTTTTCAACGTCATTATAAACTTCGTGAAGATTATTATTCATTAAACTAGATTTTGCTCCTTAAGGTATTGTACTGTATCAGAACATCCCCCAATATGTTTATCATTCAAAATTACTTGGGGGAAAGTAGAACCATATCCAAATTCAGAATAAAATTCATCTTTAGTAAAATCTTCATTTAATTTATAAACAACATGTTGCAACCCCGTCAACTCTAGCACTTGTTGGACTTTGGTGCAATATGGGCAACCATCTTTTGAATAAACTGTAAACTTCATAATTCGTTATAAAACTGAAAGTTATTTAGCGTTAACTGGAACTCCTTGTCCTTCAGGTAACCATACTTGCTGCTGAAGATCCATAGGAGGAAGTTCTTCTTTTGCTGCAGGTAGTCCTTGTTGACCAGGAAGTTGTTTGTCTGTCGTTGACGTTATGGTAATGACTTGATCTAAGATGAACTTTTGCTTGCGATAAGTTCTTTTATCTTTATCAAATCCAATTAACATTAGAGCATCTTTTTCTTCGCCACAGTGTGCGATTACTCTACCTGTGGTTTTATCTGTCACTACCCAATACTCATACATTCTTTTTCTTCTGACTTTTTGTATTATAGGTTTCTTTTGCTGGTCTGTAAAGGTTTGGCCAAGTATCTCTAATGATCTCTGCTAGTTTATATGGAGTTGTTGAGGATATCATAAGTCTTGCATAACAGATAATATAAACATTAAGATTCCAAAAAGTTGGAAAAGAATGAGAATGAGAAGCATAAAAAAAGGAGTTCGGAGAACTCCTTGTATTTATTTTTAGAGTGCGTTGCCTCTTGGCAAGACCTCTTCGGGAAACTGGAAATTTGCTCCAGGTTGATCTACTGGTGCCATCCAAGCACGAAGACCTTCGTTTAACAGAATGTTCTTTGTGTAGAACGTTTCAAACTCTGGGTCCTCTGCTGCTCTAATTTCCTGACTTACAAAGTCGTAAGCACGTAGATTAAGAGCAAGACCGATGATACCGATGCTGGAAGTCCAAAGACCCATAACAGGGACGAAAAGCATAAAGAAATGCAACCAACGCTTATTACTGAAAGCAATACCAAAAATCTGAGACCAGAATCTGTTTGCAGTAACCATTGAATAGGTTTCTTCTTCCTGAGTAGGTTCAAAACCTTTAAATGTGTTTGACGCATCTCCATCTTCATACAGCGTATTTTCTACAGTTGCTCCGTGAATGGCACAGAGCAATGCTCCTCCTAGTATACCAGCAACTCCCATCATATGGAAGGGGTTAAGGGTCCAGTTGTGGAAACCCTGCAGGAACAGCAGGAACCTGAAGATTGCTGCTACACCAAATGAAGGTGCGAAGAACCAACTGGATTGCCCCAGAGGGTACATCAGGAACACGCTCACGAAGACTGCGATGGGTCCAGAGAAGGCAATAGCATTATAAGGACGAATGCCTACAAGACGGGCAATCTCAAACTGCCTAAGCATGAATCCAATCAGAGCGAAAGATCCGTGGAGTGCCACAAAAGTCCATAGTCCCCCAAGTTGGAACCACCTGACGATATCCCCTTGAGCCTCAGGACCCCAAAGTAGAAGAAGAGAATGACCCATAGAATCTGCAGGCGTTGACACAGCTGCCGTAAGGAAATTAGCCCCCTCAAGGTAACTAGACGCCAACCCGTGGGTGTACCAGCTTGTAACAAACGTTGTGCCAGTAAGCCAGCCACCAAGGGCAAGATAAGCAGTGGGAAAAAGTAATAGTCCAGACCAACCCACAAATACAAAGCGATCTCGTTTAAGCCAGTCATCCAGGACATCAAACCATCCTCGTTGTTGAATTGGTTGTGAAAGTGTAGAAGAAGTCATAACCTCCTATGTATTTCTCATATTTATCTTAACATTACTTAATAAAGAGGTCAATGAGTGTTTATGCTTAAAATAAATTTATTCACAAGTTTTGATATTTTTTAAAAGAATCTAACCAAATTTTTTCTGCTTTAGACTTACCATTAGAATATGTTTTAACAAATTTTCTACCTAAGAAAAACATTTTTGGACTTCTTCCTGCAACAGGTCCAATATCATCAGCATTTGAACTAAATCCAGGTTTATCAGCAGTGCTTTGTGTTGTCATTCCTTCAGACAAACATTCCAAAATAAACTGTTTGAAAGTTTTCATTTATGATAGTTTTTAAATATTTAGTTTTTATCCCCAATACATCTGACCGAGAGTGAATAAGACAAATACAAGAACAGTAAAGACCATCATACCCACACCAGCCCAGATAATCCAGGGTTCCATAGGATGATGTTGATTATTATGAGACATTGAGATATGCAATCATTTTATGTAAGGTATCTATGTTATCACCTACAAGTCCTAGTGCGGTGTTGCAGTGATGGCATAAAAGTTTTCTTACTTTACCAGTTGTATGGCAATGGTCTACACATAACTTCTTCCACTTACCATTTCCTTCATTTCTACAAATAGCACATCTCCCATTCTGGTCTTCAAACATTTTTGTATGTTCTTCAAGAGTTATGCCATAGTTTCTTTTTAGATCGTTATTTCTTGTTTTTTGTGGGTTTGCTTGGTGCCTTGCTTTCACCCTTGCCTTATCACACTCTTTGCAGGCAGAGTGCCTCCTTCCAGTTTTTTTATCACGCATATAAAACTCGGTAATGTGCTTCTCAACATCACAGGTCATACAAGTTCTATACAGGTCGGAGTATAGTTTAGTCATTTCGTGCTTTCTTTCGTGCTTAAATATTTATAAAAAAAGGAACTCCGAAGAGTTCCTTAACATTATATCAACCGATTGCGGGAGCAGTCAAGGCAACTGGTGTTGCTTCTGCTGCTGCAAGGTCAAGAGGGAAGTTGTGTGCATTCTTAAACTTCCCATAACTATCTGGTATTACTACCAGGATTGGACTATATCATCACCATTTCTGGTGTCGGACGCTTATTCCTGTTATTAAGGGAACTATATCCCTCAGGTAGTCTCTGAACCTTTCCAGAGTGTACTCTGGACTTGGCTGCTGATTGCCCACTTGGGGTTTCCAGCAATTCATCCGATTTAAAGAGCGCAAAGCACAACTTGACGCTCGTGCATTACCTCCATTCCGAGACCAGCACGGTTAAGTACATCAGCCCAGGTGTTAACTACACGGTTCTGACTATCAACGATTGACTGATTGAAATTAAAGCCATTCAAATTGAAAGCCATCGTAGAAACACCAAGGGCAGTAAACCAGATACCGACAACAGGCCAGGCAGCAAGGAAGAAGTGCAGAGAACGTGAGTTATTGAAGGAAGCATATTGGAAAATAAGGCGTCCAAAATAACCATGAGCAGCAACGATGTTATAAGTCTCTTCTTCTTGACCGAACTTGTAACCATAGTTCTGCGACTCTTGCTCGGTAGTTTCACGAACCAGCGAGGAAGTAACCAGCGAACCGTGCATTGCACTGAACAAAGAACCACCGAAGACACCAGCAACTCCAAGCATATGGAAGGGGTGCATCAGAATGTTATGTTCTGCCTGGAACACAAGCATGTAGTTAAACGTACCAGAGATACCAAGAGGCATTGCATCAGAGAAAGAACCTTGACCGAAAGGATAGACCAGGAACACTGCAGAAGCAGCAGCAACAGGTGCAGAGTAAGCAACACAGATCCAAGGACGCATACCTAGACGGTAAGAAAGTTCCCATTCACGACCCATGTAGGCATAGATGCCGATGAGGAAGTGGAAAACAACGAGTTGGAAAGGACCACCGTTGTAAAGCCACTCATCAAGTGAAGCAGCTTCCCAGATGGGGTAGAAGTGCAGTCCAATTGCGTTGGACGAAGGGATAACAGCACCAGAGATGATGTTGTTTCCGTACATTAGAGAACCAGCTACTGGTTCGCGGATACCGTCGATATCGACAGGTGGTGCGCCGATGAAGGCGATAATGAAACAAGTTGTAGCAGCAAGCAGGCAAGGAATCATCAGAACGCCGAACCAACCCACATAGAGGCGGTTGTCGGTTGAAGTTACCCAGTTGCAGAACTGTTCCCAAATATTCGATTGTGATTGTTGACGTGAAAGTGTAGCAGTCATTGTTTTAAACTGTTAGTAAGACCATCAGGGAAATGGTGGAGTTACTATGTTCCCGCCACCCTCAGGCAGGATATGAGAGACGTTCTTATACACCCATAGGTCTCGGTTAGCGGGTGTTTGTTAATGTTAAGAGTTGTGAGAAACTCGTAACATTTGTTTACCTATTTATCATACTACGGTCTGTTACTCCTGTCAAGCCCTTTCTGCTAAATACTTCCAGTGTTTACCACAAAATAAGAAAAATGAAAAGACTTCTATTAGCCTTTTCGTTATTCTTCGCAATCCCAGTTAATGCTGCTGAAATCACATCAAGAATCACTGACTCCGTACAATTGAAAGTTGATGGTGCTGCAGTTCAATCAACCCGAATCGGTGCTTCATATTCAGCGTCAGGAACCAATATCCAATCCACATCTTTTGGTGGTGTAGGTGGTGCTGGAACCTATGATATCAATACTCCAGGTCAGGCATTTAGTTTCTCAGAAACTATCAATGCTGCTGATACTCCAGTTACAACTCAGACGGTTACAAATGGTGTGATTGGAACACCAAATCTCTACGGAGATAGCGTAACTCAAGTTGGTGGTGAAAAAGGATCTCTTGCAGGTACTCTTTCCCCAACTGGCGTTCCTACTGTTACTGCTGGTGGAGCAGGAACAAGTGCTACCGCTCAAAGATCAATTGAGTTAAGCGTATTCAAATGAGACATTTAACTCCCGTTTTGCTTTTAGCAACGGGAGTCATTTGTACTCCCGTTCATGCTGAGAGTGTTGTGCCTAATTTTACTAGAGGTACAATCAACGCAACAACAGAATCAGCAACCAAAATTATAGAAACCATTCGTCAAGTTGAATATACTACTGGCGAATCATATACTGTAACTGGAACGAACATTAACATTCCTGGCTCCCCACAAAAGGGTGCTGCGTATTCGATTATGACTCAAGGTGCTCCATTCCAGTTCAGCGAAACCTATCTTGGCCCTGGAGTGGCAAAAGAAACATGGATAGACCGCACTACAGAAACTCAATCAACCACTACATCAATCTCTGTCTTTACGCAGTAATCTCAACAGGAACTGCATTCGCTCAAAGCACTCCTGCACCTAGCAATACAAACATTGCTGGACCAAGTGCAAGTGCTACAGGAAATGTAACCAACCAAGCGGTTCAAGTTCTTCAAGGACCTTATGCAGTTAATACTTATGGTGGTGGAGTAAGTTGTCAAGGAGCAACTTTTTCTATATCTCCATTTGCTATGAGTAGTAATAATGCTAGCGATGACCCAGAATCTTTTGCCTCACGCAATGGAAACTGGGGTATTTCTGCGGGTCTTAACATTCCATTAGATGGAAATTTGATGGACTTATGTAAAAAAAGAGCCGCAACCGAAATTGCTAGGCAGCAAGCAGAGACTGATAAAGCAAGATTAGATTTTGAACTTGTAAGATTACTAAAATGTGGCGAAGCATATAAGAATGGAGTTATGTTCCATCCCAATAGTCCTTACTACAAAGTTTGTGCTGATGTTGTTGTGAAATACCCAAGAGTTGAGGATGCAGTCAATGGAACCAATACAACTAATTGATAATCCGAATCTAAGACCCATAATCGGAAATAATCCGATTAGTGTTCATAATTCAAATATAAATCGAATATCTGGTCCATCTGTAATTTCAACTATAGATGGACCAAATGTTCGTGGTGTAGAAGCACCTCTTGTTCGTGGATTGGAAGTTCCTATTATTGATGTTCCAAATACTGCGATTAAATATCCTGTTATCAATGTTCCAACTCAAGCAGAGTTTGATGCTGCAGTAAAAGCAGAACGCGAAAAACAAGCAGCAGAAAAAGAGGAAAAAACAAGAGGCTTACCAGATACTACCCCCCCTCCTCAACTGCCTCAGGTCGTTCAAAGCCCCTCTATTCAAACACCAACACCTGAACCTATTGCAGAAATTCCAGCAGATAAACCCCAACCCACCTTTTCTGTTTATGGAGTCGATATTAATTTACCTGACCCTTCTCTTGTTGCTACGGCTGGTGCTGTCGCAGTAGTCACAACTGCAGCAACTATGGCATCTACAGCAGTTCTTAATGTATTGAAGAATGCTGCCGAACCATTAATCAAAGAAGCAACTAAGAATAAGTTTAAAATTAAAATCAAACAAGTCAAACCCGTCCTTCATTATGTAATGGCAGAGGACGGTCACATTGATATATTTGAATATTCTGCTGACGGAACAAGACTTGTAGCACAAACAGACAATGTAGAACAGTATATTCGTGATGAAATTGAAAAGAATACTTTATACGAAATAGAAAATAAAGTTATTATTGACGAACCAGTAAAGGATAAATTCACAAAAGAGGGGCAAGAAAGATTTAAATCTCTCTATGCCGCTCCTAAAAAAATTGCGAAGAAATTATCTGCTCGCTTGTCTTTTTGATTCCAGTAAAGCAAAATCTTTTTTCTTTGTTCCACCATCATATTCCCAAGCATATCCTTCATCAATCATTTGTTGATTTACAGATTTCTTTTTATTGACTGCAGATACTTCTTTATCGCCAATAAACAAATGTCCCAGAATTCTACCATACTTTTCGGTAGAATCTGGGAGTTCTGTTTTAACAATAACGTCAGTTTGCCCTTCTAATTTCTTTTTAAGCCATTCTTTAACTTCAAGACCAAGTGTTTTTTCTTTGAGATCAATCGTTCTGCTCTCTGGGGTATCGACACCAGCAAGACGAATTCGCTTAGTAAGGGAGATATCAAAACCAAGATCAATAGCAGCGTCAATAGTATCACCATCTACAACTTTAAGAACTGACTTGATTCTATAAATGTACGGATCCTTATCCATTAGAATGGCAACTTAAACTTCTCACTATTTAGTTTTGGAATGGGTAATTTTTCAAATGCTTTATTGACTTGGTTTTCCACAACCTTACCAACAAACTCTTCTGGATTATTCAGGATTGCTTCTGCTTTTTTATAAGTCACATAAGCACCATAACAAAGTGCTCCACTAATGAGAAGGCTTGTCGTCGATAGAATGATTGCTAAATTTTTCATCTTTCATTTCCTCGTGGGCTAATCGTAATATGTAGTAAATCACATACAAAGTAAAAATAAGACCACAACCTAATATTGTAATCACTCCCCAAGGCAATTCCATCAATACTTACCTTCTGTACAATACTCTACTTTCTTATTTGGATAATAAGGATACTTACCTTCTTGTGGTTTCATCCATCCACATCCAATCAACCAATCCATCGTCATTGGTGTTGGACGAATTTGATCCCACAGAGGACCTTTGGAACACATCTCTAACTTTTCTGCAGTTACATTAGATTGCTCCTCTGCCCAGTTAGCATCTGCTTCCCAAGGAACTGCACGACTTTGCATCATGGATTCATAAGTCAGTCTAGTATTCTTCATTATCCAAGCAGGAATTTCACTGTCTTGATGCACTTGTGCCATAAATGATGTTTGCAATCCACCACCCATACAATCTTGAACTACATGCCATCCTTCGTGTCTCATTGTTCCAAGAAACTCTCTTGGGTCCTTGAGTAGTTGTTCGTTCACAAAGAAACGATTGTAGTTTGGTTTATACAATCCCACTGTTCTCGGAGTAAAATATCTTTCTGGTGCAACATATACAGGAACATTTACTGCATTAAGAGCAGTAATAATCCTTTTAAGTTCTTCTCTGAATGGGTCAAAGTCTGGATCTTTTAATAATTCAGAATCTACTGTGAGTTTTTCTACACCCTCAGTACATTCTAGAAGTATCATACAACCCATTGCAGCAGCACTGTATGGTTTTACAGTTGGTTGCGTTGGTGCTAAAGATGATGCTATTGCAGGAAATGATAATGATAAAATTAAACCAAATGAGGTGAATAACTTTTTCATTCGTTCCACCAACCTTCTTCTTTGTGTATCCAGACTTTCAAATCTTTTACATACTTTCTCAAGATCTGGGCCTGTTCTTCATGCCAAAAATCACCCGTCTCCATAAAAAGACGGGTGTGATTATCTATTGCTTTCAATATTTGGTGAATTGGAGCATTCCAACACTCCCTTTTTGGAGTGTTCCATTCTCTTGGCACGGTATTACTAGCGAATGAACTTCATTGTAACGAAAGTATTCCAACTGACAACTGCCAGAAGAAATTTCAGAATATCCAACAATCATAAAAGCAATCATATCAATCATTTTTTCTTACCACCATTCTTTGCTTTATTAGCATTAGCATTTCCAGAGTTCTGCTTTTTATTATTAGCAGAACCTGCTCCACCTTTCTTGGATTTGTTTGCTGACTTTGCCATTATGCTCCTGTGCGTGGTTGAACTTGACCCTCAAGAACTTCTACTCTTTCTTCAAGAGTTGGTTCATCCACAACAACTTCTGGTGCAGGTGGTTCTGGTAGTGATTCTACAACCACTTCTTTACGTGATTCTTCTTTTTTATCATCTTCATCGTCACCCTTGTTCTTCAATGTATTAATACCAAAAGTAGCAGCAGATGCGGTGAAAACAGTAGCAATAAAAGTGGGGTCCATCTTAGCAAGAGCACCCGCATAACTTGCAGTAAGAAGAGCGGCACTCCAACCCAAAATGGCAATACGAATAACAGTACTCATACATTTTTCCTTTTTGTTTGGCGTTTCCATTTGTTCCTAGTGTGAGGTTAACCTTTTTTCCAAGCTTCACCTTCTGCTTTTCTTCTACGTGCTAGTCCTGCTTCTACGTTAGAACCAGGATTTCTGTAGAGATACAGCGCATCGGGAACTAGGTCCCACTCTTTGTTCTTCAGGCGTTTAGTAATAGTATTAAAGTTATCGCCACCGTAAAAACCGGCACCAAGATTATAAGCAAAGCTGAGCAGAGCGCCTCTTTTTCCATCTGACATTTCATTCCAATGTGGGATTTTACGCAATGCAGGCAGAAACTCATTCTTACACTGCTCGATGAGAAGTGCATCTGCTTCTGCTTGAGTTAAAGTATCACCAAGTTTAAAGTGTGATCCATCCTTCTTACGAGTTGATCCCCAACCAATTGTAATTGGAAGTCCACCAGTCAGAGGATCGGGATATGCATTTAAATGACATCCTTCAAACTCTTTAATGAGTTTAAGACCCATCATAGGAACATCATCACCACCTGCTACAGGAGCTGCAGCAGCGGGAGAGGATGCTGGTGCAGCACTAGTCTTTTTTCCTCTATAAATCTCCGCCCAATCAATATTATCTTCTAGATACTTGACAGGTAGGTTATCTTCTAACCATTGAACTGCTTTAACGTGGTTTGGATTCTTCTCGTCATAGAACTTGAAGAAGTTATGTAGATCGATTCTTGCCATTGTTGTCTCCGAAATACCGTTGATAAAGTTCGTTTGCTTCTACATGCTTACCATGATTTGTGAGATTTTTAATCACCTGCAGCATTTTTCTTTTAAAATTAATCGAAGATTCTTCCCCACCCATCGTTTCCTCCTGGGCACCAACGATGCTTAAGAACTGCTTTTGTGTAAATGGTTTTCTTACCATTTGTAACTGGACCAGTATAGTTATCGTTTAGAGAACCATATGGGTCATTGACATAGTATCCTTTACCATCTGGGGTCTTGCCGATTACAACACACATGTGCCCACCAGTAGGTGAAGTTAAAGAACCTCTGTGGAGAATACCAATAACAACTGGCTTACCTCTATCAAGGCTTTTATCAATATCACTAAAACTAAGATTATAACTAAAATGAGATTTAATACCATAACCAGACAGAACTTTTGTCTGGACGGCATGATCCGTTGTATCACCGATAGCAAATACTTTCTTAACGTATTCGTCATCACCTTTAATGCTACCTGGCTTGAGGAAAGCAAGGCACATAGCACACGATGAACTGTTACAAGTTCTTTGTGCGTCTCTGTAGTTGTCTACTTGGTTGAAGTATGGAACATCAAGAACTGCTGGTGTGGGTGGTTTTGTTCTAAAGGTCCCGATCCAATCAGTCTCTGCGTCATCTAAAAATTGAGCAGGTAGGTTATCCTCTAACCACTGTACTGCTGCTACGTGATTTGCATTACCATCATCATAAAATTTAAAAAAGTTATGAAGATCTAGCGTCATGGATTATCTCTATAAACACTAACGTATTTATAAAAAAAGCGCCCTTTTGGACGCTTTGATTATTTTCAAGCAGTAACAGTTTCTCGAACTGTAGATTTCACATAATCGAGAACAACTTCTGGTGTAGTTGCTTCATAAGGGTCGGTGTCTGCATTGTCCCGTTGCCCCACCTCAACGAATAGTTTTTCGATGATTCCGTTATCCACGACTGCAGCATAACGCCAAGAGCGATCACCGAAACCAAGGTTAGACTTGTTGACGAGATATCCCATAGAACGTGTGAAGTAAGCATTACCGTCTGGAATGAGTTTTACATTCTTGATGTTCTGGTCTTGAGCCCAGGCATTCATTACAAACCCATCATTAACAGAGATGCAGTAAATAGCGTCGATGCCACTACCAATAAAGTCGTCATATTTCTCTTCGAATCCAGGTAGCTGATAGGCACTGCAAGTAGGAGTGAAAGCACCAGGCAAACTAAACAGGACCACACGCTTTCCATCAAAGAGTTCTGAAGAAGTACGACTTACAAATTCACCGTTCTCACGGAATACAAATTCAACTTGAGGAATTTGATATTGTTCTTTACGCATTTTAACCTCCATCAGAATACGCCGGGAATAATTTGACCAGTGGTGAGGTAAGCACCTACAGCAGCAACGAATCCAACCATTGCAGCCCATCCATTAATGCGTTCTGCTTTTTCGGTAAAAATTTTGTTCATTTGTTTTCTCCTTGATAAAGGTGTTGTTGTTTGAGTTCAGGATTTGGTTGTGAAGGAACAACTGGGTTCCTTGATTTATTTTTAATAACGATAAAAGCATCGTTTTGGTAGGACACTGTTCCAAATGGTTTCGCCCATTTGGGATTTGCATCTGGGTGGGTTGCAGTTCCTGTTACTGCAACTCCTCCAATTTCAACTGAGATGTCATCATCAGCAGTCCATTTTAATTCTTGAAGAACAATAGAAAGTTGTCCCAACCAGTCAGCACTTCTCACAGATTCTCTTCCTGCTCAGTGAGGATCACACAATCACTTGTGGGATAAGCAACACAAGTCAGAATAAAACCATCAGAGATTTGATCATCATCGAGGAAAGATTGCTCCTCATTATCAACGGTTCCACTAACAAGTTTACCAGCACAGGAACTACAAGCACCAGCACGGCAAGAATAAAGCATCTCAATACCCGCTTCTTCTGCTGCTTCTAGAATATATTGATCACCAGCACATTGGATTACGTTCTCAGTGCCGTCAGGATTTTGGAGGGTGATGTTATAAGTTGTCATTCGTAAGTTTTAGAAAGTTGATTTACAGAGTGTGCCAGTAAAACAAAAAAGGCAACACTAGTAATTGTAAAGATAACTGAGGTCATTGTCAATCAATTGTCAGAAGATGCCGAAGAAGAAGTTGCCAGTGCTAAGATAAGAAATGATCCCAGCAACAAAACCGACCATAGCCCAACGTCCATTCATTTTCTCCGCCTTCTCGGCATAAGGTTCGATACCATAACGCTCAAGGTCTTCCTTTGTCATATACATTGCAGGTTCTTTAGCAAACATATTCATTTGCCCGAACTCATTTTTAGTTACAGTCATTTTCGTTTTATTACGAATTGTTACACAATTATATAGGAAAAATAAAGAGGGGTCAAGCCCCTCTTGTTACAGTTTTCTAACAGTCTATCAGAACTTGAAGGTAGTCTGGATTACACCACCCCAGTTAGAGGAGTTGTTAGCAAGACGTTGGTTGTCACTACCGTAGATGATTGCAGGAGTGACGCTGATGTTATCAGATACTTGATACTTGTAGAAGATCTCAAGCATCGTTGCCTTCTCAAGATTTTCACCAGTAGGTGCTTGACCGATAGCAACACCAGCAGAGTTACCACCAACGAATACATCCTCCCACTGAAGTCCAGCAAACCAGGACTGACTATCAGTAGCATCGCTAGCAGTTCCACTCACGGTGTTCCAACCATAACCAGCAGAGATAGCGGGGATAATACCAGACTTCTCAGGCTCCCAATAAGCGTTCAGGGCATAACCGTTAGAGGTTTGACCTGGAACAAGAGTACCAGAAGCACCGTTCAGACCGTTATAAGTGCGGACACGAGTGCCTTCAGTACCATAACGGTAACCAAATGCAGCACCCCAGTTAGTACCACGATAACCAACTTGTGCCAGAGTATTCAGAGCACCAGTCTCATCAAATACCCCAGTCTCACTATTGTTACCACTTTGGGCGACATAGTTTACGCCAGCAATCAGACCTTTCTTACCATACTGAGCGCCGAATCCAGCACCAGTTGCTTTGTTATAAACACCAGGAGTACCAGCCACAGCGAAGAAGTCAAGAATGCCAGACTTGTAAGCAGAAGGCATCCAAGCAATCTCAGTGTTACGAACTGCGGCACCAGCAGTCAGAGTTGCTTTGTTATTGAAAGCAGGGAACTGATAGAACAGACGGTCAATAATTACGTTGTTACCAACTTCACTAGTGGTGTTGTCTGCTTTATCAAGTTTGAAGAGTGACGAACTGGAACCAAAAGGATCACTACTGAAGTTAGCAGAACGCAGACGAGTACGAAGCAGATCCTTACCAGTGAACGAAGTATCCAGGTTCAGACGCAGATCATAGTTGAATGCGGTGTGAGTTACATCACCACCTTTAGTCTGGTAGTCATCAACACCACCAAGAACAAAGTTTGCTTCACCACGGAGTTTGGTAGTAGTGGAGAACTGCTGCGCTTCAAGAGTAGTGACTTGTGCTTCCAGACCTGCAACTTTACCTTGAATTACAGTCAGTTCATTGCGGAACTCATCAGCAAGCCGCTTCAGTTCATCGGTGTTTTCAGTTACTCGATCTAGGCAAGCATTCAAAAGTGCTGCTGCCTCATAACGGGTCATTGCACGACCACCACCGAAGGTTCCGTTAGGATAACCAGCAACGCAGCCATAACGCTCTACAAGGTTGCTAAGTGCTTGGTATGCCCAATCGGTGGGTTGAACGTCAGAAAGTTGTGAGACGCTTGTAACCTGCTCGGAGGTAGCATATTGGTTGACTGCTGCCATGTTAAGGTCTGCCGCATTCGCAGCAACAGGAGCAACCATTCCCAGAGCAACAGGTGCAAGCATCAGTTGTTTGAGTTTCATAAAATTTTTTATGTACTATAGGACAAATGTTAAGAATTACAACTGAATTCTTAAGTACTTATTTAGTATAGAGGGAGTTTTAAATTCTGTCAAGGATTTTACTGAGTGGAAGAATTTTCAACAACTCTACCCAAGTATGGATTATAATCCATGAGTTCATCTATTGTAAGATCGGATCCTCTTTGGCTCCAATGATTATATTGACCTTCATAATTTCCTTTATGAAAAGCATCAATATGATCCGGATGAATGGAGGAACCCAATTCAATTCTATAGAGAAGAAGTGGGAGAGAATAAGTATTTCCTGAATTATAAATCAAATCATCGGCAACAGGGCGAGGTTTGACACCATTATCAAGTTTATACTTATCACCTCTTACATGAAATTTAAGAAGTTTTTCTGCATGGTGACGAGTTATGAGATAACAAGCTGTAGAAAATTCGTTTACAAACCTTTTATGCACTTTTACATGAACGTCTCCCGTACAGATGATTGCTATTTGCATCACATCCCAATCATATGGAATGCGGCAATAAAAATCATTCCAAGTAAAATTCCAAAATTTAACAAGATCTAGATTGCAATCATCTTCCATAATGACTGCATATGGACTATCTGATGTTTCATACCAATGCTTGATTGCTTTTAGGTGAGAAGTTACGCACCCAATTTCCCCAGAGGACATCATTTCAGGGTAACGCCCTTTAATAATATCACTCAAATCATCTTCGCGTCCATCATAAGCAGATATACGAGTATAATTCTCAATCCCCCAATATTTAAATTGGTCTTCCATATACTGACGCCTTTCTGGTTGGCCATCAAGATTCAAGTAATAAATTGGACCAATTCCATTTAATTTATATGTTGATTTATTTTTATCCATGATACCATTCGGTTGACATTATACAAGTACTTTTCGGATTCAAACCTCTTACTAACTCATCAAGTTCTTCTGGTGTAATATAAAGTTCGTTAATATTATAATTATAATCTGGTAAATTTTTGGCAAGGTCATTTCTTACAAGAATTGCATTACCAACATATGCAACACATTTATAACCTTTTTTCTCACCAAGTTCTATTACAGATTTTAGAGAACATCCAGAATCACGAGAAATAAAATCTTGATGTGGGCGATAACCACCATTACATTCAACGATTAAAACTTTTGGAAAAAACTTCTCAATACTTTTAATCACATAGTAATCAAAAGAATCAATATCAACAGACATTAAAGCAAAGTTGTCTTTGTTAATTTTAAAAGAACAATTTGAAAGAATATTGTCGATAGAATTTTCACCCTCTTCAGAAATATATTCATTAATACAAATTACATTATCATAATCTTTCGTATTATGAATTAGAGTATTATATCTTTCTACAATACCTTCTATTAAGACAGATTTAAATCCTCGATACAACCACAAATGAGCCGTATTGCTATCTAGAATTCCATCCCAAGCACCAAACTCACACACAACACCATCAGTGATATTTAAATCTTTAAACAACTGATTGATAATACCATCTTCACCATTAGCAGAATGGTAGTTTTTAGCAAACTGTCTATAAGTCATTAATCTCCATTTTCAATACAAATACTTTTTCTATTATACTGTATAAACAGCACCATGTTGATATGTAAATCCTTTTACTGGAAAGATGTGCTCTGGTTCCATAAGAAGATTTATTGCAAGATATTTAACTGGAGCATCTCCCCATCGTTTAGTGTAGAACCCACCAGTTTTATCTAATTCATTATAGAATCTCATATACTCACTTGTCAAGAACCAAGATACTTTACCGAGTTCAAAATTAGTATAAAACATCATACCTTCCTCAATAAAGTTTTCAGGAATCATTTCATTAACCTTTTCCCAAAGACCCTCAATTACTTTTGGATTATCTTTTTGAATTGCTGGGGCAATAAATCCATAATAACATCCAACATCTTCCGCCCATTTAAAAATATCATAGTTAAGTGGAGTATGAACGAAAGAGTCAGTATCAAGTCTTAAATAATAATCATATTCTTTTACGATATCGTTATTATAAAGTTCGCCTGAAAAAAATCTACACATATGGCGATATCCTATTGAAAATCCAGGATCACCCCATGCTATTGGGCCATTTCCATGAGTTGGATGAGGAAAAAACTCAGGAATTTGATCTAATATTTCTTGAGGGTAATCTGGAATATTAAATTCAATTGTTTCATATCTAAGTTGCAAGTTTGTTTGAACCTTAGATTTATATTCATCAAATGATTTTTCACAAAATACTAAGACATCAGTATTAGAAGTATATGGTATGAGATTTTCTTCTATCAATTTTAATGACTTATTAAAATCATCTACGTCTTGGTCGGATGATCTCACAAGATAAAGAATACAATTCATGAAATTTTCTCCTACAAATTTATAGTATTGCTATATTTTTTCATTTATAAAACCCACACTATTTGATATCCCTCATAAACAAGAGTTGCTCCAATATCATCCATGAAGTCTTTTACATAATTTCCTTTACCAATTTTAAATTCAGTAAAGAAAGCATCATGATCGTCAACGGCAACTATAGAACCACTCTTGAGTTTATCTATAGAGGCGCATAATTCTTTCACATGATG